TACAATTTAAACCACCTTGAGCAGCTGTACCACTTATAATTGTAGTTGCAATAGTAGAATCTGCTATATTGCTATTTACAAATTTAACATTACTCCTATCAAGTACAGTTAATTGATTAGCTTGAACATTAGAAATAACTCCACCACCTGTTAAAAATCTAATAGTTAAAGTTGTATTAGCAGGAGCAATACCGTAAGTATTACTAAATATAAAATTTGTTGGTGAATATGCTGTTGTTAATTTATCTTTTTCGAATGGTAAACCAATACCTACATTTGTAGGATTTGGGATTATGTTTTCTGTAATATCACTACTTGTACCTGATCCAAATTGAATTTGTAAATTTGTTGCTGAAGTAAATCTAGTAACAAATCGTCTAGCTACTTGTTTTGTTTTAAGTAAATAAGCAGCATCAGTATCATTAAAGAAATTTGGATCATTTGGATTGGTATTTCTTATAGAATCATATACCATATCTTCACCTAAGTAAGGTACTTCAAAATATTCATTACCATCCGAATCTTTAATATCTAAGATACCAATGATATTTTCTGCTTCTAAATTTATAGTATAAAAATCGGTTGGGGCAGTAACTGTATTAGTTGTAGTATTAATAGTAGATGAGATAGCTCGTCTAGTTTTTCTTAAAAGATAAAATGCTGGATTAGCTCCTGCTACTGAATAAACTGAAATTTCTGTTGGGTCTAATGAGCTAGAAAGTGAGAAATTAACTCTAGTTTCAGTTAAAAATGCTATTGATGTATTTGCATTAGATGAAATTTGTGTATTTTCTGGGATCTCTAAAGCATAAGTATAATCAGGAGAAAATGCAGCATTTGCAGGAACTATTTGATAAAATGAAATATCTGTGCTTGCAGCTGTTGTTACTTTAGGAACATTTCCCATCATATAACTTAAAGTAAGTAAGTTATTTTCTTCCCTAGCAAATTGGACAAAATTCTCTTGAATTTGATTATCCATATAAAATGCTAAAACATCACCTACATAAGATGACATTTCCAAAAACATCATACCAGGAGATGATTCTGTAAAGTCATTATAAGTATTAGGGAAATAGGTTTTAGTATAATCTATTAACCTAGCTCTAAAGGTATCAAAATCTTTATTAAGATATTTTATGTCTCTGTTATCGGCCATTTTATTGTTCGAATGTTAAATTTAGTTCATCGTTAATTCCAAAATTAACTACTTCGTATGATAATATTACATTTATAGTATTAAAATCTTCTGATGAAAGTATTTCTATGTCTCTAATTAATACTTGAGGAAAGTATCTAGTAACATCATCTTGTATACTTTCTTTAATAGATTCTGTTGTACCTCTAGTTATAGATTCAAATATAAATGTTCTTAAATTTCCACCAAATGAAGGTCGAAATACTCTTTCATTATTATTAGTTAAGAAAAAATTAACTAAATTAGTTCGTATAGCATCTTTAGTTTGAAATGTAGAAGTAAAAACCCATGGTGCTGAGAATGGAATACTCACACCAACAGCTTTTCCAGCTTTAGTATCAATTGGGAATTTATTAGCTATACGATATGCCATTATTTACCTTTCATTAAACCCATAATTTGGTCTAAACCTACATTACCTGGGGCTAAATCAGCACCTGGAGTTGCTCTTGGATTATAAGCACCTTGAGCATCTGCAGAAGTAAATGAAAGTTCTTCTTGACCTCTTTTACCCATTTGCATGTCTCCCATGATACTTTCAAACATTTGTTGTCTTTCACCATGTGTTTTAGCTTGAGTTGGGGGAGTTGATTGTGCGTTTATTGGTGTAGTATTTTCTGATACTACTGGTGTTTTAGGAGCACGAACTGCCTCTAAAAGAATTTCTCTTAATTCTTCTTGGATGACTTCTCGTACTGATTCTTTTATGATTGTTTTAAATTCCGAAGCTTTCATATGCTTTTTTATTATAAATATTAAATTAGTATGCTTTTAAATTATCTCTGTCAATAATAAATTTAAGCTCATCTATTAAGACATTGGGATTAGAGGCAAATGAATAATCTGTAAATACCATTACAATTCCAAAATTATTTTTACCTACTGCTCTATTTTGATCTACTTTAGGGGTATAAGCTCTTGTTTCGATTTCTAAAGTAAATCCCTTATAGGTATTTCCAGTTTCTGTTTCTTCTGCTATTAGTTGGGTGGTAACAATACCATCTATAGTATCTGATGTAGGAGTTAATGTAGCGTTTGGAGCACATAATAAGATTAATTCATCTAATTGATCTAAAAGAGCAACACATTGAAGTATGATTTTTTGTATTAATGCAAAAGGAGGAGCTACTTGGGTTACAATAGACCTTATTTTAGGAATAATAGGTGTCCCATCAGGTAATAGTAGAGTTGTATTAGCAATTGTACCTAAATCATTTACTGCTGAAACTACAGCTCCAGGTATAAGTGGGATTAATTTAGCAGCTTGATTTAAAATAAATTCAGCTCCTTTTAATCCGTTAACTAATGCTTGTAATAATTCAGAAAATTGTCCTGAAAAGTTAACACCAGCTGAAATAGTATCTAGTTGAGATCCTACATTATTTAATACTCCAGCTAAATTATTTCTTTGAATAATTAAAGCTTCTAATCTTTCTGGGGTTGGGCAATAATCTTTTTTTAATTTTTCAGTATTAGATAAACCTTCTACTATAGCTTGATTTAATTGATTTATAGCATAGGATTCAAGTAAAGCTAATAATTGAGGTAAAAAGAAATCTTCTAATTTAAGATATAATTTTACTATAAGATTACCTAATCTTTGTAATCCTTTAGGTTTAGAATCATTTGTAGTAGCTTCATTTATTTGATTAGGATCTAAACCACTTTTATTTCTTTTAACTGCATTTTCTGCATTATTTAGTCGATTTGTTTGTGGTGTTACAATAACTTGTTCTAATGCTTGAGTTGTTAATAAATTTCCAGCAATAAAAGGTTGGGGAGTTCCATTTGGGTAAAGTTGTAAATAAGCATTCTGTATTGCAGTATCAACTAATACAACCCCAGGATATTCTAAAGTTAATTCAAAATTTTCTTGATTATCAAATATTTCAATTTTCCACCCTAAACTTGGATTATTTTCATCTATTAGTAAAGCTATTAAAATTCGACCATCGGCAACTTCGGCTGTGTTTAAAGATATATCTGGATCTGGGTTGAGAAAATATCTACCAACAGATGATGTTTGTTGGTTAGCTTTAAGAGTAGATAAAGTAATAGGGCCTACTATACCATCAGCAGTTAAATTATATTTTTGCTGAAAATCTATAACAGCTTTTTGAGTAGCAGGGCCAAAATCACCATCAACGGTTATACCTAATAATTCCTGAATCTCTTTAACTTCAGATCCTGTATTTCCTCTTTTAATATTAGCCATTATACAGTCTTTGAAACATTAGATAATGTGTTTAAAATCCTTGTTTTATATTCAGGGATTTTAGCACTAATTATTTGAGCCGTAAATGAAGTAGGTGCTAATGGTGTACCATCAGGACCATTTACTTGGTTACTTAGAGAAGTTGCTAATGAATCTATATCAGTAACTAAATCAGTTAATAACTCTACTAAATCATTTCCTAAAACTAAAGGTTGAGCATTTTGAGTATCACCTAAATACACAGAAGGTGTTTGGACTACAAATTCTGAACGAGCATCTATATTAACTGATAATTGGGAATTTAAATTTATTGATTTTTGAGAAGATAATAATATATGATCTAGATCTGAGTTAAAAACTAATCGTCCCGAATTTAATATTATTTGTTTTCCATCATACTCATTTGGTAATATAGGAGGATTAGATGGGTAAGATAAATAATCATTTGAGCTTGCTACTGCAAGAGGGATTTGTTGATTAGATGTTAAATAAATAGATGAATCATCTAGATTAATATTTTCTAAAATATATTTTCCTGGTTCTTGAATAGTACCATATTGACCATTTCTTATTAATGTAATTGGGTCTCCATTATTACCAACATTAGACCATAAATTATCACTACCTGTTACAGTACTTCCTAAACGAATACTATTACCCCACCTTCCTTCTTGTATTACATCTCCTTCATAGGGTCTAAGAGGATAAATATATTTTTTAGTTACAAATGTATTCCCAATATTA